CCAAAGCAGTATAGACGCATGCAGTCGGATTATCAGAGAAGCATTAATACGAAAAGAGAAAACCGCGTAAGCGGTAGAAAGGAAGGACAAGCATGGAAGAGATGAAATTACAGGCAGCGCCGGAGTTGGAGCTGATCCCGATCGAGCGAAGAAATTTTCCGGAAGCGGATCACAAGCGGGAGAAACGAAAGATCCAGCGCAAAAGAAAAGAAAGAGACAATGCTGCAAGAGGACTGGTCACAGTAACGGTTGCCAGCATGATGTTAAATGCGGTGATGGCTGTGATTATTTATATCTTGCAGGCAGGACCGATCTAAGGAGGTGAGCGAAGATGATCAAAGGAGCGAAGACGATCGCAGAGTATGCGATCCGCAAGTGGATCAACCAGAACTTTTATTGTGACTGCGTACACATCACGGAAATGCACGGAAACGAGGCATTTATAGAGGATAAAACAGGAGATTGCATGATCGTTGTTTATGATCCGGCCACAAGGCAGGTAATGGCAAAATAAAATGCGCCCATAAATGAGGCGGCAACCTCAGGGCGCATAGAAAATCAACCTGTTTTATATTAACACAAGGAGGTAAAGATGTACATAGGAATCGGACAAGAATCAGGGAAACGGGTTCTCGAAGAAGATGCGTTTTCATATGCATGTGATCGCATCTATTCCGGAACGGAGGAAGAGCAGGAGGTTGCAATGCAAATCTTCCGGGAAGCTGAAAACTTTTATCTTGCGGCACTTACGCTCGTAGAGTGGTTCTATTCCGGAAATTGGATAAAGGAGGATGATCCGTGAGCAGACTCAAAATGATCTGCGTATACATTATCCGATATTCTGACGGAACTCTTGCCTGTTGCTCGGAAAGCTACGAAGCGGCGGTAAGAATGGCAGAGGAGCATATCAAGGGAACAAATCTGACATATGTAATTAATTAAATAGGAGGAGAAGAAAAAAGATGAATGACGTTGTAATGCAGCAGGACGGCGGAATAGTAAGTCGTAATACACAGACAGAAATGATGATCAGCCGACAGGCGCAGGAGGTGCAGGCAGCTATGGTGATTGCAAAGAGGTTTCCACGGGATGAAGTTGAGGCATTTAACAGGATACTACTGTCTTGTAAAAGAAAATCTCTTGCAGAAAGCGCAATGTATGAATATCCGCGCGGTGGAAGCAAGGTTACTGGACCATCAATCCGGTTGGCAGAGGCTATCGCACAGAACTGGGGAAATATTGATTTTGGAATCACAGAACTGGAACAGAAAAACGGGGAGTCGCAGGTTATGGCTTATGCGTGGGATTTGGAAACGAACTCCAGACAAACAAAGATTTTCAGTGTTCCGCATGTACGTAGCACTAAAAAAGGTAATGCACCGCTTACTGATCCACGCGACATCTACGAGATGGTCGCAAATCAGGGGGCGCGCCGGTTAAGGTCATGTATTCTCGGAATTATCCCTGGGGATGTTGTTGAGGCAGCTGTTAAAGAATGCCAGAAGACGCTGGTATTAGGGAGTGATAAACCCTTAATCGATCGTGTACGTGATGGAATCCGGCTTTTTGAGGAGAAATTTTCTGTGACCCAGGAGATGATCGAGAAGTATATCGGATGTAAGTGCGAGGCGTTTAGCGAGAATGACATGATTCGGTTGAATAATGTATATCGTTCGCTTCGTGATGGAATGGCAAGCCGCGAACAGTACTTTGATCTTCCGTCTCCTGAAATCAGTGAATCAGGTAGTGAGGTGCAGGATCCATTTTCCGGAAAATCAGAGAGTGATGGGAAAAAAGGGTCAAAGAGAGGCGTGAAGAAGGATGAAGAGAAAGATAAAGCTGAGTCAGAATAATTATTATTCTGTGGAAGCTGACAGCCAGTATTTTTCAGTATCGCAATATAAGGATTTCATGAAATGCGAGGCTATGGCTATGGCAAAGATTCGCGGGGAATACAAACCCGCGATGACACGTGCCATGCTGACCGGTTCTTTTGTGGATTCCTATTTTGAAGGAACTTTAGATTCATTTATAAACGAGCATCCGTCTGTGTTTACGCAGAAGCAGGAGCTACGCAGCGAATTTAAGAAAGCGAACGAAATCATTGCACGAATAAAGCAGGACGATACATTCCTGCGGTTTATGTCGGGAGAAAAGCAAAGGATTATGACTTTTGAACTGTTTGGATATTTATGGAAGATGAAGATGGATAGCTACCTTCCCGGGATCTGTATTACTGATTTGAAAGTAGTGCAGAAGTTCCGAACCCTTCCACTGTGGCGATATGACATGCAAGGGGCGGTTTATCAGAAAGGTGTACAGCTGGTCACTGGCGAGCTGCTCCCTTTTTATCTTGCGGTTGCAACAAAGGAGAAGGTCGTTGATCTGGATATCTTTCAGATCACGCAGCCAGTTCTTGATGTGGCACTTATGGAAATTAGACAAAACATCGATCATTACGCGCGGGTAAAAGCAGGAGAGGAGCCGCCTGCCCGCTGCGGTGTGTGTGATTATTGCAAGAGTGTAAAACATGCAGAAATCAGAAATTACAGCGAATTACTGGAGGGATTGAATTGAAATTGATTAAGATTTTAAATGATAAAGTGCGGATCCGGACGGATCAGGAAGAGTTTGAAAATGTTCGTATCAATGACCTGATCGCAATATCGGATGGAGCAGTAGAACTGATCACAATGGTGACATCAGTAACAGATAACGATGCGGAAGCGGCAATCGGAGACGATGATTTTATTCTTGGTGGAACAAGTATCAAAGTCGTAGAGTGTTCAATTATTGGAAGCCTGCGGGAAGGAAGATTCAGTAAAGCACTGGATCAGTATCCTACTACCAATATAACAGCAAGGGAGATTAAACCGGAAGACTTTTCAGCAATGATTGGCCATACGAATGAAAGCGGTTTTTGCATAGGCAACTATGTTTCTTACCATTTCCCAGCATGGGTGGACGGCAATAAATTTTTCCAGAGGCATGCCTGCATTGTTGGAAATACAGGATCGGGAAAATCAGAGACTGTGGCGAAGATCTTGGAAGAGACAGGAAAGCTTCCAGGAGCAAATGTCATTGTCTTTGATATCCATGGTGAGTACAGGAATCTTTCATACGCAAAGAATATCTGCTTTGGTGATGATTTTCCGTTTCCTATCTGGATGTTTGGTTTTTCAGACATGGTATCCAATATCCTGAAGATCAAAGAAGAGAGTGCAACAGTAGTCATGTCGGCTTTGCGGAAAATTTACAATTTGATTTGCGTAGAGGCAAATGAAGGAAAACCTGTTTTCTTTAGTTACAGGAAATTAATAGATGGTTTGAAAATTCTGAATGAGGAGCAAGTATCAACTGGTGAATTCTACAAGACCGGGGCAAGCGCAGGACAGGAGAAGAAAGTGAAAGGTGAATATAACGGAAAGCTACATAACATCATCAATACGCTGGAAACAAAAGAGAATGATGCCAGATTATCGTTCCTTTTTCAGGAAGCGAAACAGGGCTTCCTTACTGAACTAATTGAGAAGATTATGGGGAATGATAAGTCGGTAAAGAATATTGACCTTTCCAATATTCCCCATGATCTTGCGATTGCGATTATCGGAGCAGTAACAAAATTAATCTACGGGGTACAGCAGACATTTAAAAATGAGGAGATCGAGCCTGTGACATTGGTATGCGATGAAGCTCATGTTTATATACCGAATAATTTTCAGCTCTCCGCTTCTGAGCGGCGCATGGTAGAAATTTTTGAGAATATCGCGAAAGAGGGGCGTAAGTTTGGCATGACGCTTTTTGTTGCAAGCCAGCGGCCGTCCGAATTGAATAAGACCATTATGGCACAATGCGCGAATTTTATTGTATCAAAACTAAATAATGAGAACGATAAAGCGATGATTAAAGGTATGCTGCCAGATGGAAATGAGAATATCATTGATTCCACAACCATGTTCAGCCCCGGAGAGGTTTTAGTCATTGGGGACTCAGTTCCAATCTCACTCAAAATCAAGGTTGAACTTGCGAAAGAAAGACCGCAGTCGCGGACCATCGACTTTTGGGATGCATGGAAGAAAGGAACTAAAGCTGATTTGGCACATGGGATCGAAAGATATATGAATGTATAAAGAAAGGAGACAAACATTATGAAACACATTAACATTGAGCAGTTCTCAAACGGGGAGCTGACCCAGCAGATCAATCGGGAGATGGAGGCGGTGGCAAGAAACATCGCGGATCCGAATACAGAGGCGAAGACAGCTCGGAAGATTACTGTGACAATCACCATGAAGCCGAACGAACAGAGGGATTTTATTACGACCAGCATCACAACGAAGTCTGCGCTGGCACCGACGCTTGGAGCTGTGACTGCTCTCGGCATCCGGAAAGACCTGAAGAGCGGAGAAATCGAAGTGGGAGAAATCGGAAATCAGATTCCAGGGCAAATGTCTATGGAAGATGTGGCAGTACAACAGCCGACCGTACCGGTGCATGAGGTTGATAGAAGAACCGTCAATACAGAGACCGGAGAGATTATTGAGTCGGCGGGAAATGTAGTAGATTTGAGAAAAGCAAGAGAAGCATAAGGAGGATAAGAAAGATGTTTGAAGGATTAAAAGAAGCATTGCAGTATGTGAATAAATTGAAAGAAGAGAGTATGCAGCCGATTGTGACAGAGATTGCAGGCAAGACCTATTGCAACAAGGATCTTGAGAGATATGGTATGGAAGATATGGCAAGAGCTATCCATGTAAACACGTTGTCTGCGATGGTAGATTACATTACTGGAAAGAAGGAAGAGCTTAGGAAGAAGATGATCTTACATATCATAAGTCCTAAAAAAGTAGAATTATACTCTGGTCTTCTTCCAGAGCGTCGGAGAGAGACTCTTTTTATATGTGATGCCATCATAAACGAGTTTAGATTTGATAATTACTATGATCAGGAACGCTTTTTAATTGAACTGCAGGCGAACTTTGTGGAGAACGATGACCTGAAATTGATTATGCAGGTTGCAGGGAATATTCAGGCGGGAACAACAGCAGATTATTCAGATGATGGAATTTCACAGAAAACAACGATCAAGACCGGCGTACAGCGTGTCGATGTACAGGTGCCGAACCCAGTGAGTCTAATTCCGTACAGGACATTCGCCGAAATTGATCAACCATCCAGTCTTTATGTATTCCGCGTTAAGGATGACGGAAATGGCGCTCCTATGTTCAAGCTTGTGGAGGCAGATAACGGACTTTGGAAACACGCAGCAATGCTTAAGATAAAGGATTACTTTGAGCATGCACTTCCGAGCGCATACAAGGAAGATTTGACGATCATCGCGTAATAGCGCTATCTCCTAAAGAATTATGATAGATGTCACATGTAACTCGCAAATTATGGACTCGTCGGTGCCGGTTTTTGTTTCCGGCACCAAGGAAAGGAGGAGGCCATGCGGTCGGTCACATTTCATGTGCCAGGAAAACTTCAAGGGAAAGCCAGGGCACGTACTGTTTACAATGCTCATCTGAAGCATTGTGTTTCGTATACGCCAGAGAATGATCTGCTGTATGAGAATTTGATCAAGACAATGTATATGCAGGCATCCGATGGAATCCGATTTGAAAAGGAAACGCCGGTTACGCTTCGGATCATAGCAAGGTTTGAGCCGCCGAAGAGTGCATCGAAAAAGCGCCAACAGCAGATGCTCTCCGGGGATATTCCACCATTGAAGAAGCCGGATATTGCTAATATTGTAAAGGTTGTTGCAGATGCACTGAACGGAGCAGCATATCACGATGATACGCAGATCGTATTCACGATCGCGAAGAAAGCCTATTCCGCAGTGGAAGGGTTGGATATTACAGTTGAGGAATATACGGATGGAAGGTAGGTGATATTGATGGGACGTGGCGCTCCCAATAAAAAAGACCTGGCTTACTTTCCGAAAATGGTAGATTTTTATGAAGACGATAAGATCTTCGACTTACTGGATCGATACGGTCCACTGGGTGTGACCGTGTATGACTGTATACTCTGCATCGTATACAAACACGGATACTACGCAGAGATCCCCTTGGATAAGCTATCGAGAATGATCATAAAGATGATCGGGAACAAGTGGGTGAAGAGTCAAAAGGCTGTCGTGCAAGTGGTGCACTTCTGCTCTGAGATAGGTCTCATTGATGATGACCTCATGACGGAAAACATCATCACCTCTGTTGGAATTCAGCGTCGCTATTACGAGATAGCAGTAAAGCGCATGAAAAGACAGCTCTATACAGACAAGTACTGGCTCCTTGGAAAAGCCAAGGACGAGGAGCCTTTATTAAATGCACCCTTAAATAGAATTAATTCAGAAGAAAATAATTTTAATTCAGAAAAAAATAGAAAAACATCTGAATTAAATCCTATAGAAATAAAAGAAAATAAAAATATAGATAATATAGCATTTTCACCGGAACTGGAACGTGCTTTTCAGATTTATCTTGCTGTCCGCAAGAGCAATTACGGAGATGTTCCGGATGAGCAGATCCGGGCATTGAGGGATGATCTGTTGAGTTTGAGCGATAAGGAAGAGGAGCGGATCGCCATCGTGAAGAAGGCAACAGCCAGTGGATGGAAGTCTTTTTATAGGACTGAGAAGAAAAGGGAGAGTTTCAGCAGAGCAAAAGGGAAAGTGAAAGATAATAATAATTTCGAGCGCAGGAAGTATGACTTTGAAGCCCTAGAAAGTGAGCTGATCGGATGACAGATGAGCAGCTTAGGAAGATTTATTTTCCGATCGCAGAGTCCTGGAAGCTAATCCGGGAGTTCTGCGATGCGACAGGGACGCCTGTTGAGTGCTTTAAAGTGCACGAGCGGGCGCAGGATATATATGAGAGATCAGATAAGACGCAGTTCGCCACAGAAATTGTGTCAGCTACGGTGGATCTTATAGACCGTCTCATGAGAGAGAATGGAGGTACAGCAAAAGAATGGAGAAAGTAACGATTGATTATAATCGTCTCTGCCTAGAGTTGGAAAAACAGGGCAAGACAAAAGCAGATTTATCTAGGGACATGACGAAGAACAAGAACTTCGTCGGCTTGATGGAAAAGAATCCGGATCAGCCAGCGGAGGTAGAACGGCTTATGTGTTTGCTGCTCGGATTGGAACAGGGGAGTCTGATCAAGCAGGAGGAAGCAACTGGATCACAGGGAGAAATCAAGATACTGGAAAATCTGCACAAAGAAATGCGAGAAATCCATCAGGCTATTATAGAGCACGGGGAGCTTATCGAGAAAATTTGGAGTAAAGTACATGCAAATACCCTTCAGCTTGAGAAAGTAAAGGAAGATGTTAAGGAATGTGCACAGGTGTTAAAGATGACCGATTACGACAAAGCGGTTCGTTTTTTGAAAGAGACATTGGCAGGTGGTCGGATCGATGGCGCGGAGGTATTGAGGATGGCAGATGCTACAGGGATCAAGAGAGCGGATCTCAATAAAGCAAAGAGAGATATCGGTGTAGACACAGCACAGACAGGATACGGTAAAAATCAAAAGACATGGTGGTTTTTGTCTGAGTAAAAAAAGAAAGGAGCCAGCCTCCGGCCGGGGCAATGGTATACCGGGCTTCTTGCGAGAGATGAAGAGAGATTTGATAATAGACTGCTTTGCCGGTGGAGGTGGGGCAAGCGTAGGAATTGAGATGGCGCTGGGGCGATCGGTTGATATTGCAATCAATCACGATCCGGATGCAATTCTGATGCATAAAACGAACCATCCGAATACATTACATCTGACAGAAGATATTTTTAGGGTGGATCTGAAAAAAATATGTGAAAGGTCGGCATGTGGCTCTTATGTGGGCATCGCCGGACTGTACGAGCCATAGCAAGGCGAAAGGCGGAAAACCCCGTGAGAGAGGTCTAAGGATCCTTCCGTGGGCCGTGTATAAGCATACGAAGGCTATCCTACCGGATATAATCCTGATGGAAAACGTGGAAGAGATTCAACAGTGGGGCCCGCTTGACGCAGACGGACATCCGATCAAGGAGCGCCGCGGAGAGGATTATCAGAAGTTCATAACAGCCATGAAGTCTCTCGGATATGTATTTGACTGCCGGGAGCTTGTGGCAGCAGACTATGGAGCGCCTACAACACGGAAACGTTGGTACGCAATATTCCGGCGGGATGGTCGGGAGATTGTCTGGCCGGCACCGACACATTTCAAGGATAGAGAACCACACTGGAAGGCATGCGGAGATTACATAGACTGGTCTGATTTGGGACGGTCTATATTTGATAGACCGAAGCCACTGGCAGATGCGACTATGAAGCGAATTGCAAACGGAATTCGAAAATATATCATTGAAAATCCTGCACCATATATTGTAAAGGATGGGGGAAAACTGTTTGTTTCATATTTGGACAAGGCATATGGCGGGAATTATGCAGGCTGTGGGAGCGACTTGAGTAATCCGTGTAGTACTATAACAACTGTGGATCATAACCGACTTGTAACTGCATTTTTGATCCAATACCACGGAGAGACAAAGGCAGGAGAGTCCCGTGGGCAACTTCTGACGGAGCCAATAAAGACCATAGATACCAGCAATCGGTACGGACTCGTAACCGCATTTATTACAAAGTTCTATAAAAGCGGGATCGGACAGGAATGCGATGAACCGTTACACACCATTACAACATCGCCGGGGCATTTCGGACTGGTGAATGTAGTGTTGGATATTGAGGGGGAAAAGTATATCCTGAATGACATCTTCCTCAGGATGCTAAAACCGGAAGAACTGAAACTGATGCAGGGCTTTCCGAAGGATTACATCATTGACCGGGATTACAGGTGGAAATCATATCCGATTACAAAACAGGTGGCACGGATTGGGAACAGTGTTGTGCCGATTATGGCACAGAAACTGGTAGGAGCAAACTGCCCGTATCTGAAGGTTGGAGAACGGTTGCCGAACTTCCGAACAGAGGAAGAAGGAAGTGGGCAGATTAGGTTTGTTTAAGTCATTCACGAGTTGAGTGAAAGGAGAGCGGAGATGAAAGATGAAACAAAAAGCACAGTAACGATCATTGAAGAGGTTTGTGAGGACATTTGCGAAAACTATTGTGAGTACAGAAATACGATAGACGACTACGGCAAGTGTGATATGCAACGAGAGAGCGGCGAATGTCCGTTAGATCGGTTGAATTAAGTTGATTTTAATGGAGAGGTAAAAATGGAAAGCGATGCGGGAAAAGACGGATCACGGAAACGAATGTACAGAAAGTGTTACGACAAAGAGAGGCTGAAAAATATGTGAAAGGAGGAAAGTCAAACGTATGGAAAGAAAGATGAAAGCAGTACTAAAGTATCCTGGAGCGAAAAACCGACTCGCACCGTGGATTTGCAACTACGTACCACTACATAGAAATTATGTGGAACCGTTCTTCGGGAGCGGAGCTGTGTTTTTTAACAAAGAGCCAGCATATCTAGAAATCATAAATGACATTGATGGTGATATTGTAAATTACTTCCGAATTATCCGGGAACGGGGAGACGAACTTATTAAAAAGATTAGACTCACCCCATATTCGCGCGAGGAATATAATGCGCAATACTTATCATGCGAAACAAATGAATTAGAAAGAGCAAGAAGATTTGCTATTAAGTGTTGGATGGGATTTGGGTGCGGAAATAGATATAAAAACGGATATCGGAGAGGCATAGGTGAGACTTCACCAAATCCGGCAAAAGCGTGGAATGAATTACCAAATACAATTCTAAAAGCGACCGAAAGATTAAAAAATGCACAAATAGAAAGCGTAGATGCAATAAAATTGATTTCGGAAATGAAGGGGAATTCCACATTTATTTATTGCGATCCTCCGTATTTGATGGAAACTCGAAAAAGGTATTTATACAACTATGAAATGGATGATATTGAGCACGAAAAATTGTTGGATGTAGTCACGAAGAGTGATTGTAAAATAATGATATCCGGATATGACAATGATTTATACAACGAAATCTTGTATAAATGGAACAAGGTACAAAAAAGAACATGTGCAGAATGCGGGGTTACTAGGATTGAAACATTATGGATGAATTACGATATCCAAGGAAGTTAGATGTCATTTATGAAGTGAAAATCGGGAGATGATACGTTGAACAAAACAAATGAACCAAGTGCTGCCGCGCTGATCCGGGCGCAGGGGCAGCAGATCCGGCGGGAGACAACGTGGGAATATTTACAGAGACGATGTGGATTAAGGGGTGATGCGGGTGGAGATAACGAAGGAATTGCTCCAGGGATACCGGAGTAAAAAGGATGAGATTCTGGAGCTGGATTACATACTCAAAAACCGATGGAGAGATGAGGGGTTGATCGGGAATGACGTAATCTTTGATTACAGCAAGGGATACCCCATGCCACAGGGCGTGGTAGGATTTGACAAGGAGAAGTATGATCGCCTTCAGTGTCGGGATCAGCGACGGAAGGAGCAGCTGGAGCAGGAATGCGAGGAAATCGAGACTTTTATCGAAAATATTGATGAAAGCCTGACGAGACGGATATTCAGAATGTGCTTCGTAGATGGGCGCAGACAAAAGGATGTGGCTAAGGCAGTACATTTAGACAGAAGTCGCATAAGCAGAAAAATAGATAGTTATCTCGAAAACGCACACAAAGCACAAAACGCACATGTATAATAATACTAGAGCCAAAAGGCAAAGCGCCTGCGGCTCTTCCCCCTACTCTTGCGTAAACCAAGTAAAGACGTCCTGCATTTGCGGGGCGTTTTTTGATTTAAAGAAATGCGTATAAAATGCGTATTTACTATTGACAATGGATATATTTATGCGTATAATATACGTATAAAGAGAAAGGAGCTTGCTTAATGAAACGTAGAGAATTAGTTAAGTTGCTTGAAGATAACGGGTGGTATATAAAGAGAAATGGTGGAAACCATGACATATATACGGATGGTCATAGGAGCGAACCCATTCCGAGACATCCAGATATCAACGAGAGACTTGCAAGAAACATTATTAAGAAGTTGGGACTGAAATAGTCCCACTTTCTTGAAGTTTTATTAAGTGAGAACGCGTTTATATGTGTGGAGGAGGAATCACAATGAAAGAAGGAAGAAGGGCATATCCTGTTGTAATATCGAAAGAAGATGATGGAGATCCCGGATTTTGATATTGCGACACAGGGAATGGATATTGCAGACGCAATGGAAATGGCAAGGGATGCAATCGGTCTCATGGGAATAGACTTGATGGATGAAGGAAAAGTACTTCCGGAACCCAATATTGCAGGAATTAATGCGGCAAAAGAAGATATTGTAACATTAGTTGATGTTGATTTTGTGGAATACAGAAGAAAGGTGGATAACAAAGCGGTAAAGAAAAATTGTACGATTCCATACTGGATGAATGTGGAAGCAGAAAAAGCTGGAATCAACTATTCAAAATTGCTTCAGGATGCGATTATGAGCGTTCTTGGAATAACAAAAAGTGCTAACTAATTCTCTAGTTATATAAATTGTGAATAGCACCCTTCGGGGTGCTTTTCTCATACATAATTCCATTTCCTGTGCACATACTATCCCCGAGGTGATGGTATGAACAAAAAGCAGCAGGAGCAGGAAAACAGACAGAAGAACTTGAATAAGTTCAACAGCATAACGGAAAAGGTAAAACCGGAGAATCAGAACCAGACACACAATGTCCGGTCTGAAGCGGTGGAGCCGAAGAACAGACAGGTATAAGGCATCCGAAAGGGTGCTTTTCTAATGCAAAATTTTAAGTAGAGGAAGGTGGTGACGTGGCGAATTATGAAAACATAAAAGATAAAGGATTTGATCATCGAACAACGGACGAACTACGGATTATTACATCAAAAGGAGGTAAAGCAAGCGGAGAAGCGAGGCGTCGGAAAGCAGATTTCCGGAAGACGCTGAACATGCTGCTTACTGCTGAAATAGATAGTGAAGAATGGAAGCCGGTTCTAGAGGCACTTGGTGTTGAGTGTACTTTAGAGTCAGCTCTTTTGATGGCGCAGATTAAAGAGGCGTTGGCTGGAGATACGAAGGCAGCCACCTTTGTTGCAAAATACTCTGGCCAGTCTTCTGAACCTGACGAGAACCGGTTGAACCGTGAAGCAGATACAGAGCTTAAGAAAGCACGCAAGCAGGCGGTTACTGGTGAAAATGAAACGGAAGAGGCTCTTGATAAACTGGATCAGATACTAAAAGAGGTGCGTGATAATGCAGTTAAGCAAGAAACAGAATGAGTATATTGTGAATGCGACGCATCGTTGGAATATTAAATCCGGAGCTGTGCGATCCGGAAAGTCTTATGTCGACACTGCGTTTGTGATTCCTTTCCGGATCAGAGAGCGTGCAGGCAAGCCAGGATTAAATGTGATTCTTGGCGTATCGAAAGAGTCTATCGAACGAAATGTTTTGCAGCCGATGCGAGAGATTTACACAGACAAGTTGATCGGAACGATTAACAACCGGAATGTAGCGCGGATCTGTGGAGAGGATGTTTACTGTCTAGGAGCAGAGAAAATTAGTCAGGTGGCAAAGATTCAAGGGGCATCCATTAAGTACTGCTACGGAGACGAGGTGGCAAAGTGGAACAAGGAAGTGTTCCAAATGTTGAAATCTCGTCTTGATAAACCATATTCCTGTTTTGATGGATCATGTAACCCGGAGCATCCTACACACTGGCTAAAAGAGTTTCTGGATAACATAGAGCTGGATATTTATTTGCAGAGATACACCATTTTTGACAATCCTTTCTTGCCAGAAGAATTTGTGCAGCAGCTCTGCAAAGAATACGAGGGTACAATCTATTATGATCGGCTTATACTAGGAATGTGGAAACGTGCAGAGGGGGCAATCTATAAGCGTTTTGCGGATAATCCGGATGCATACCGATGTGAAGTTGTGGAAGAGCTGAATCCGGATGCAGAAGTGAAGCAGTTCAGGAAGGAAGATATCACATCAATAGAGATTGGTTTAGACTTCGGTGGAAATCAGTCCGGTCATTCTTTTGTTGCCAGAGGATATACAGACAATTACAGAGATGTAATTGCACTAAAATCCCGTAGAATCATGGCAAAGGATGAAAATGAGGATATAGACAGCAATATGCTGGACAAGATGTTTTGCGACTTTGTTGGAGAAGTGATTGAAGAATATGGGGTTGTTATCCGACACGGAGATTATGTGGAATATTGCAATGTGGAAACCGTTTATTATGATAATGCGGAGACGGTTCTTGGAAATTCTATTCGGAACGCAGTGGAGAAACAGTATCCTTGGATATCGGTTCGTAAGGCAAAAAAAGCAACGATAAATGACAGAATCAGATGTACCGTCAAGCTCATGGGAGCAGGGCGGTTTTTTATTACAAAAGACTGCGAAAGCTTGAAGACGGCATTTTCGGATGCAGTTTGGAATAAGGATGTGAAAGATAAGGATGATCGCCTGGATGATGGCAGCACAGATATCGACAGTTTGGATGCGTTTGAATACACGATCGAGCGTGATATGAAATACCTGATTGAAGAGGTGGAAGATGTTTGAGGGATTAAAAAGATTTTGGAAAGGATTTATGCGTATGTTTGGATATACGACATTAAAACAGATCGTTGGTAAGGATATTACTCTTTCTGACAACATGATCAATGCCATAAACCAGTGGAAACAGATGCTGAATGGACAGGCAGACTGGATCACTGACAGTATTGTGTCTTTGGGCATAGAAGAGGGTATTTGTAGGGAATTTGCAGATTGTGTTTTGGTAGAGATGGAAACGAACCTTAGCAATGAGCGGCTGGACAAGATTTATCAGAAGAATATTTCAAGTCTGAATGAGAATCTACAGGAAGGTCTTGCACTTGGATCATTTGTCCTGAAACCGCTCGGAGAAGCTACTGCTGAATTTATATCTGCGGATAAGATCATTCCAATCAGCTTTGGAGATGATGGAAAACCGAATGATATAGCTTTTCTGACAGTGAAGAAAGTCGGAGATACGAATTACTTCACGCGGTTTGAAAGACATTATTTCATAAACGGAAATTTGACCATAGAGAATAAATGTTTTCATTCTCAGACAGCAAGTGATATCGGTCTTCCGTGTAGTTTGGAAGCAGTAGAAGAATGGTTGAACATCAA